GCTCCAAACGAGCAGGGACGTTCCAAGCTCTTGCGGAATACTACCGCGAGTAAACGGAGAGGCATTGAGGGAAGAGCCTGCGCTTGATCAGCCGAATCACCCTCACCCCCCCCCTGAATACCATACCTATGAGAGTACGTTGTGGCCCCCTGCGGGGGATAACCTCGTCTGAGACTTTCGTGGCTGGATACAGAACAAAATCAAAATTCAACTCCAACCCGAATACGAGATAACAAATGGTTGACTCAGTACCAGCCCGTCCCGGTGCCCGCCAAGGTGGCTCTGGCGGTGAATACGAGCTCTTGCTCGACCTGTTCGGAGGTGAGGTTCTCACCGCCTTCGAAACGGCCACTAAATTCCGTGAATTACACATGGTCAAGACCCTAGCCAAGGGTAAGACCTTCAAGTTCCCAGCCATCTGGCGCGTAGGCACTTCGTACCACACCCCCGGCACGGAGATCACTGGTAAGCAAATCCCGAGCCAAGACATCACTGTCACGCCGGACGCTAAGCTCATCTCCGATGTGTTCGTGACCGACATCGACGAAGTACTTGCCCACTTCGACGTTCGCGGCCCTTACGCCAATGAGCTTGGCCGAGCCCTCGCCACGGCTTACGACCGTAACGTGGCTCGTACCCTGTTCCGCGCTGCCCGTGCAGGTGCCTTGTTCACTGGCGACACTGGCGGTTCGGTCCTGACCAACGCCACGATGGGCACCAGCGCCACGACCCTGTTCGACTCCATCTCGGCTGCTAAGCAGACCATGGACGAAAAGGACGTTCCTATCGAACAAGTCCCATTGTACGCTGCATTCCGTGCCGCTCAATGGTATCTGATGGCCCGTAGCGACCGCAACCTGAACCGCGACTTCAACGGCGGTGACGCTTCATTGCGTAGCCAAAACCTCCGCACGGTCGACGACATCCAGATCGTCAAGTCGAACCTCCTGCCAGCAGGCACCAACTCGACTTCCGACACGACCATCCCATTGAAGTACCGCATCGACATGACCAAGTCTGTCGGCGTGGTGTGGACTCCTCAGGCTATTGCAACCGCAGAAGTCCAAGGGTTGTCCACCCAAGTCATCGATCAGCCTTCCAAGCAAGGTACGTTGATGATTGGCCGCTTGATGGTCGGTACCGATCCGGTCCGCAGCAAGTGCGCGGTGGAACTCGCAACCCCCTAATACCCCCTCAGACCTACCGCAGGTCTACCTCAAGCCCCCAAGGTCTCCTCTCGTTTGTATTGGAAATCTTGGGGGCTTTTTTTTCGTTTTCACCGGAACTTCTCCCATGCCCAATGAACTCCTTACCCCCATGACTGAGCTTGACGCTGTCAACGAACTGTTGATGGGCATCGGACAAGCTCCTGTTTCTACTCTTGCCAACAGCTCCATTCAGGACGTGAACATCGCCCGGTCGATCCTTGCTAGGATGACCCGCCGGGTTCAGTTGCACGGGTTCAACTTCAATTCCGACTACGCGTATCCCCTCGCCCCGGACGTCGAGGGTGTCGTCGTGATTCCCACGGGTGCCCTGAGGACTGACCCTATCAACCGCGCTAAAATCTCGGTACGCCGCCACCCTACCAAAGGATTGGCCCTCTGGGATAACCTAGCGTTTGACTGGATATTCACCGAGGAAATCCTCTGTGACATCGTGTGGGGCTTCGGGTTCGAAGACCTCCCGGAAACCGCAAGAAACTACATCACGGTCGCCGCTTCACGTCGCTTCCAAGTCCAGACTATCGGGGCATCAACGCCTGATAAGTATTCTGCTCAAGACGAGCAGGAAGCATGGACCCAGCTCATCCGAGAAGAGCGGGCAGCCCGTGACACCAACTTCTTCAAATCAAACCGTAGAGCCCTCGGCTTCGGTCAGCGAGACTTCTAATGGGCCTAACAGTATTGGACATCCCTTCGTTGCTTGGGGGTGTATCTCAACAACCCCCTACCATCCGTGCTTCGGATCAACTTCAGGAATGTACCAATGGCTGGGCTTCTCTGGCTGACGGTAAGACCAAGCGGGCTCCTACGGAGCACGTAGCTCTTATCGCAGCTGTCGCTCCGACGAATGCGTACATCCATGATATCAACCGGGATAATACCGAGCGGTACAATGTGATCGCTTCTAATGGGTCGATCAAGGTTTATGACCTGAGCGGGAATGAAATCGCAGTCACGGCCCCTGAAGGCTGGGGCTATCTCGCCGGGATAACCGACTGGTCCGCTGAGGTCCGCATGATCACCATCAAGGATTATACCTTCGTGATCAACCGGAACGTCACCGTGGCTATGAGCGCCGTCGGTGCTGACCAGACTGCTGATCCTGTGACGACTGTGTGGCCGAACTGGGCTATCGGTCAAGACCGTGAGTACGAGGCATTCGGACCCGGCTTGGCGTATCAGTACAATCCAAACGTGGGTACTACGGTCGGTCTATCTGGTATCGTCCAGTCGTTCGATAAGCTCCCAACAACGGCAACCACTGGTGAAATCTATGAAGTGACCGGGTCCGCAGAGACTGGCTTTGTATCCTACTACGTCCGCCGTAACGGCAACGTCTGGGATGAGACAGTCCGCCCGAACCTTCAGAACTCCCTCAATCGAAACACGATGCCTCACGCACTGGTCCGCCAGTCAGGCGGCAGCTTCGTCTTCGCTCCATTCTCATGGGCTCCCCGCCGAGTAGGCGATGAGTCCACGAACCCGAACCCTACCTTCGTTGGTCGAACCATTGAAGGCGTGTTCCTCTACCAGAACAGGCTATCGTTCCTGACTGATGAAAACGTGGTAATGTCCGTGGCTTCAGAGCCCGGGAATTATTGGCGCACGACGGTACTCGACTTCATCGACTCCGATCCTATTTCCATCGCTGCCACCACGACTGGCGTGAGCGTGCTTAAAGCCGCCGCCACATTCGCCGATGGAATTCTGCTGTCTTCGGACCAGACACAATTCTCCCTCTCAAACGGTGAGTCCGGGCTATCCGCTGCTTCTGTAGCGATCAAGCCTACGACGAACTACGAACTAAACACCAATGCCGGGATCGCCTCCATGGGGTCCGAAGCCTACTTCGCTGTCGAGCGGGGACGCTTCGCTTCCATCCGCGAGTACACCCGCTTGGAATCCTCAGATGCCACCTCGGCAGCCGCAGTCACCGCGCATGTAGCCAGCTACATCCCCGCAGGTGTCCACAAGATCATCCCTCTGGTTGACGTCAATGCTTTGGCGGTTCTCACTAAGGGTGACCCTTCATCCATCTACATCTATCAGGTGTACTGGGCTTCGGCTTCAGAGAAGGCTCAATCGTCATGGCATAAGTGGACCCTCGGGTCTGACGCTGTGATCGAGAGCGGTTCCTATATCGGCTCTGTGCTGTTTCTGGTTATCCGCCGGGGCAGCGCGCTGTTCCTCGAGAAGATCGATCTTCAGGAAGGGACAGTCATGTCTCAGACTGGCTTCCAAGTCTACATTGATAGACGCCATGTGATGACAGGGACTTGGTTCCCCGGCACACAGAAGACCCGGTTCACCCTGCCGTTTATCCCCACGACAACCACGGGATTCCGGCTGGTTCGTCCTGACCTGACCTTAGTCGACCCTTCGACTTACCTCTGGATCAACGGCACGACCCTTGAAGTTCCCGGCAACGAGAGCATTGGGGTTCGCATCGGTGGTTACCGCTATGAGTTCCTGATCGAACTCAGTCCGCAGTACCTCAGGGATCAGCGGAATATCGCGGTCACTCAGGGGCGGACACAGGCGCGTACCATGTACCTGACCTATCGGAACTCGGCTTACTTCAAGGTCGACATCGCTCCCTATGGGACGGACTTCCAGACCCTTGAGGTCATCCCCTCCAAGCTGTCTGTGTTCACCGGAAAGGTGGTCGGTTCTACTGACCTTATCCTATCTACCCCGGTACAGCACAGCGGCACCTTCCCCATCCAAATCTTCGGTGAAGCATCCAAGGCAAGGGTTCGTATTAGTAACGATACCCACGTCGCTTCAACCTTCCCCGCAGCATCCCTCGAGATGTTCTATTGGAAACGATCATGAGACAAATAATCGACCTCCGTGGAATCTCGGATGAAGCAAAGGTGTTCCTAGCGACATCCCTCGGGGACCGCTTACGGCAAGCCGACAAAGACGAGATCGAGGCCTCCTCTGGGTTCCCCCCGGATGAGGCCCTCGGTTACTCCCTCGGTTGTTCCGACTTGGTCTGGGGATTGTTCGTCGACGGTAAAGTTCATGCCCTCTGGGGTGTGGCTGAGGTTGGTCCGAGGGAAGGCTGTGTTTGGCTACTGGGATCAGATTACTTTGCAGACCCCGACAACGCCAGCTATCTGGCACGGAAGTCACGGCACTATGTCTCAGAGATGAAGCGGTCCTATGACTGTCTCTGGAACTGGGTGTCCGCGCATAACCTTCTGGCCTGCCATTGGATTCAATGGTGCGGGTTCACCCCCGTCACTGCCGCACCGAAGTTCGGTGTGAAAGAAACCCCCTTCATCAAATTCATGTGGACAACGTAAATGTGTGACCCAGTAACAGCGATGGTCGTTCTATCCGTCGCGTCCTCCGGGGCCAGTATTGTCAGCCAAATGAGGGCGGCAAAGGCCCAGAACGCAGCAATCACTCAAACTCTCGAGCGTACCGAAACGGACACTCGGGGCCAAGCCACGGCTCAAGTCAATGAGCGTCTGCGGGAATCCCGTCGTGAGCAAGGCCGTATCAAGGTCGCAGCAGGCGAAGCTGGTCTTCAGCTCACTGGTTCAGTCCAGAGCCTCCTGAATGACAGCGTGATGCAAACCACACTAGCCAACGAGCGGACTGTCGGCAATGCCCGCAGAAACCTCGAAGGTGCCCGGGCAGAAGCCAACAGTGCTTACAGCCGGGTTGAATCCCCATCAGCTCTTGGTGCTGGTCTCCAGCTGGCGACCGCCGCAATGCAGGGATACTCCGCAGGGAAATCCCTCCAAATCACAAGAGCGCAAGCAGGTAAGACATAACCATGGTCGATTTAGCATCAGCAGCAAACCGCACGACGACCCAAAGCCGGGTCACTCAGAACCGGGACACGCTGCTCCCAAGAGCCCGTCAGACAGAGACCGATAGGTTTCAAGTGGGGGCTGACATGCGTCAAGCCTCCCGTGGTGACGGGGGTGCTGATGAGCTACGACGTAGCTTAGGAATGTTCACCAACGCAGCCGCCGGGGCAGCCGAGGCCTTCTACAAGGGTGACCCCGAGAAGAACGCTCAGGATGCTGCTCAGGGTTCTATCGACGCCATCGCTGGCGCTGAGCCCAGTCTACAGACTAGGGCTTATACCTCATCCTTCCAAGCTGTGAAGGCTCAATCCAAGGCTAATGAATTCCGAACCAGCATCACCGAACAGGTCGATGGTTGGATCAACGAAGAACTAGACCCTGACGAGATCGCGAAGAGATACCAAGAGAGTGTCTCGACCTTCGTCAAGTCATCTGTCGAAAGCATCACGGACCCTGACGCACGTCAGCTGTTTGCCAACAATCTCATCCGGCTTACCGGGGAGATCGAACAGTCCACCTCCAAGCGGATTAAGGAACAGACCGACGCACGTCTGGTCGAAGGTGCTATCTCCAACCTGACCACTGCGATTGACACAGGACAGCCATGGAGCTTCGAGGGGACTGTAAGTATCCTGTCCCGAGCCATCGGCTTCAAAGCTGCTAAGGAACAAGTCCTCGCCGCTATCGTATCCAAAGCAACTTCATTTGATGATCCAGACCCTGCCCTAATCCGGAAGGTCCTAGATTCCAAACAGGACGATGGTAAGACGCCCTCCGTTAGCGGAGCTGAGCGCGCAGCCTTAGAAGATGCTTTGTCTCAGGCAGATGCCCGCGAGGAAGCCCGAGTGGACCGCCGTAAGAAAGCGGTAACCGACGCGGCTATCGACCGCATCGCCGACTCCGTAGCTCAAGGTGTCCCCGTCAATCAAGACGAGATCATCAAGCTCAGACAGGACGGTGAGATCGATGGTGACACCATGGTCAACCTGATCTCTTTCGCCCGCAGTGCTTACACCAATCTCCAAGAGGGTGAGCCCGACGAGGAAGCCTCTACTACGGACCTAGTGGACCTCATGACTAATGAGAAAAGCTATGACCTGACTTGGCTACGTGGCCGTCGTACTGAAATCTTGAAGAAGATCGCGAACAACGAATACGGTCGAGGAGCTGCTGGTCGACGAGAAGGTCTTAAGGTTCTCTCTCAGGTAAGTCAGCTGATCAACGGAGAAGTCCGGGAGCAGGAGCAGCTGGCCAACCAGCGACGATCCGAAGCCAAGTCATTCGCCAATCAAGCCAAGCAACAAGCAAACGCTATTGCCGCACAGGATCGCCAGATTGGTCAGCAGATCGCCCAAGGCTACGTCGGTCTCTATTACAAGGTGGCTGCAGAGTACAACATCCCGCAAGCTGACGCTCTAAGGGACGCTCTACGGCTTCGTCAGGCAGGGCCTAAGGCCTCGGACGTGTTCTATGAGATCACCAAGCGGCGAGGCTGGGACCCTAACAAGGCCACCACTGGCCGTGAAGGAAGCTCGGGTCGAGCCCCAGTGCCGTCCTCAGCAAACCGCCCAGCCCCTCTGAACCCCAACGCCCCGGCCAAGGATAAAATCCGCATGGATTCCTCGGGTCGTCCTATTCAATAACAAAGGAACAGTAGATGCCTTCAATCACAGTCTATGGCCCAGACGGCCAAGAGTTCGAGTTCCCAGAAGGTACCACGAACGCAGTCGTCTCCGCTGCGATTGCTCGGCACTACGGCCAGACAGACACGGCGGTAAACGCTCGCACCTCAGCAGCGACCGTCGTGCCTGAAGCCCTCGAGTCAGCCCGCAGAACAGCTTGGGATCGCTTCGGTGACAACCTCGATAACACCTTCAACACCAGCTGGATCATGGAAGGCTGGCGTGAGGGTTACCGCGCAGGTGCCGAGGGCTTCGTGCAGGATAACAACGGGTGGTTCCGTAAGTCTCGGTCTTTGGACCCCGGCATAAACAACCCCGCAGCCATCCTCGGTGACACCTCAGGTGTCCTCGCTTCCCTCATGTTCGGTCGGGAAAAGACAACTGCCAACGCCGATCTTATGATGGACGCTGAGCGCCAACGTCGTGCTGAGTTCGCCCAAGCCAGTGAGGCTGATCCTTTCTGGGAAGCCAAGAATCCATTCGCCCATGCAGCCTCCGCCTTTGGTGGTGTGATCGCTGGGGCAGCCTTGGACCCACTGAGCTACCTCTCAGCTGGATCGACCATCCTAGCTCGAGCTGCTACCCAGTTCGGTGTGGCTTCTCTAGCTGACATGATGGCCCAAGGAAGTGCCGTTGAGACTGGCCTGCAGGACAAGTTCAGTCTGTCCCAGAACGTCATCTCCGGTACCGTAGGCGCTGCATTCAACGTCGGTCTCGACCTGTCAGGAAGAGGCCTTCAGAAAATCTTCGATGGTACCGCAGAGAAACTTCTGTTCCCCCCAGAACTCCGTCCAGAGATGGAACTGGCTGAGGCGATGTACGCCCCGAACCTGACACAGGCGGACTTCTCGGTCGAAGCCCCTAAGGCACCCCTCGAGACACCCAAGGTCGACCCTGCCACAAACCGGACTTCGAACCGGACATCTACCCCTGCGGAGAATGCAGACTTAACCTCCGCAACTCCTGCGGAGAAAGTGACAGTCGAAACCCTAACCAACGGAATCCCAACGGAAAACCTGTTGAAGGTCCAGAAGCGTCTCAGTACACTACAAAAGCTAATCAAACCGGACTTGATCGACGGCATCTTCGCCCGCTTGAAGTCCGATGGTTCCCCCCGTCCGGACATCCGGTTGGGTGAGGAACTGATTGCCAAGGAGAACGCTGCTTATATCGACTGGAAGAAACTGGACGCTGATCCAGACCTCTATCTCGAGTGGGCTGGTGTGATCCAAGACGTCTACAAGGATGTCTACGATGCCGCAGGTGGCGCTCGGGTATCTTGGAAAGAAACCGCTAAGCGGGCCAAGGACTTGTTCGGTGGGAATCTCTTCGAGATCGCTAAGGTCAACGATGATATCACTGGCGAAGGTGGTATCTCTGCCAAAGTCGCAGCTCTGTCTGATCTTGCCGAGGCTTCCGTCAAGGACGCCATCGACACTCTGACGTCTATGAATAAGGCAATGGCTGACGGGAATAGTTCCGGTATCGAAGATGCCGTGAAGGTTCTCCAGCGTACTGTCCTGATCGACAGCATGGCTAAGGGTGCCCGGTCCGAAGTGGGCCGTGCCTTGAACGCTATGAAGATGCTCGACCGGGTAGGATTCAACACTGGCACTATCGACCGTATCCGGGATTCCTTGGATGCCTTCGGTGCCGGGGATATGACCCCAGAGCAGTTCGCTCAGATGACCGCTCAGTTGGTCAAGGCGCATGCGAAGCGTGGGACTAAGGGCTTCCTCGATGAGACCCGTAAGGTCCGAGAGCTGGGTATCTGGGACTACGTAGAATACTACGCCTCAGGTAACCTCCTGTCATCCTTCAATACAGCCCTCCGGAACCTTGTCGGTACCCCGCTGCATATCATGTTCGAACTCGGTGAGCGTTTCGTCGGTGCATCCTTGGGATCACTGCGGAGCCTTGCCTTCCGGGATAATCCATCCCGAACGGTCGAGTTCAACGAAGCCTTCTCCTACGTCCATGGTCTGACCTCGTCCATGCAGCATGCCTTCGGGCTTGCCATGCAGGCGTTCGCAGATGGCCGCATGCCTACGGGTGCGGTCGGCTCGGTCGGTGAAGTGGGTAACCTTCAGGCTCCCTTTAAGATGACCCCGGAACGTCGGGCACGTTGGGCTGATAAACCCTTCACGATGCAGACTTGGGGTGAAGTCTTAGGCTGGGCTGTGTACTCACCAATCCGTACCCTCGGCTTCCGCCCGTCTATCGCGGCAGATACCTTCTTCCGTCAGATCGCGTTCCAAGCTCAGCTTAACGCGCTGTCTGTCCGGGAAGCAAACTACCGTGCCAAGATGGCTCCATTCAAGGATCGTCAGAAGGTGTTCAAAGAGACACTGGATGCAATCCGTCAGGAGCCTACTGCGGACGCCATCAAGGCTGCCAAGGCTTTGTACGGTAAGGACGGGTCTATCGACATCAAGGCCTTCGATGAAGCTGCCGCTACGATCTCACGGATCGACCTAGAGAAGATGGCCCAAGAACATGCTCTGATGATGACGTTCACCAATCCCGGTAAGAAGGGTGGTGCAATCGAAACAGCTCAGAAGTTCTTGACGCATTTCAGATTGGTCAAAATCCTAGCACTCCCATTCTTCCTAACCCCTACCCGGCTACTGCAGTCTTCGTTCGTCGAACGGAGCCCGCTGGCTCTGGCTTTGTCAGATCGATCCAAGGGCGGCCTGAGCAATATGTTCAAGGCTATCCAAGGTGAAGCTGAGACTGTCCGGTCGGCCATCGGTGGCGGAGCTGCGGAAGGGGACCTTGCTCTATCCCGGCTGTTCGTCAGCATGGGTGTGATGTTCGCTCTGTCCCAGATGTGGTCAGAAGGAAACATCGTAGGCAAGCGTACTCCTGAGGAGGAACGGGACGGTGTGAAGTCTTACTCAGTCAAGCTCCCCAACGGGACTTGGTTACAGTTCTCCTCTATGTCACCCTTCGCTGAAATGGCCGGGACCGTCACTGACGTTCTCGAAGCCATGCGCCGGGTAGACGGGGAAGGACACGAGGAAGACCTCGGTGTAGTCCTGACGTCACTCCTGATCGCTATCGGGAATAACACCTTCAACAAGCTGTACCTCGCTGGCTTCAAGGACTTCTTGAACGTCGCACAGGGTGGTCAGACGGTGAACCAGAACATGAGCGTCGAGGCTGCTACGGAATCCGTGGGCGCTTCGGGCGTTCGAATGCTGGCGGGCCGTGCCCTTCCACTCAGCGGTATGTTAAACAGTGTTGCCGGGGAGATCGACCCTGTCATGCGTGACGCTCGTTCCCTGTCCGAAGCAATCCTAGCGAAAATCCCGCTGTTGAGCGAGACGCTACCCGCGAAGCGTGACTTCGTTGGACGTCAGCGTATCCGGACTGAAGGTGAGGTTGGTATCATCCAGCCATTCAAGACCTTCAAGGACCGCAGTCAAGCCGATGTTCTCGATAAGGAACTCAGCCGACTGGCCACAGTACCCGGTTCAGACCGTATCGGCACAATGCCTGACCGGAACTTCAACGGGGAAAAGGTCACCTCAGAGGAGTATTGGCAGATTGTGGAAACACAAGGCCAGACCTTCCGCGATGAGTCCGGGATGAACATGGAAGATGCCTTAAGGGCAACCATTGAAGCTCCCGAATACTCCGAAGCACCCGACGAGAGAAAGGTCGAGATGCTTCAGGATATCATCACATGGTACCGCCGGAACGCCACGAGAGAGATGAAGAATCCGAACAGCCCTTACTACCTCCGCGACATCGCGAAGAGAACCGGGACTGCCAAGATCACTTCGTCCTACGTGTCTGAGGGTCTGTCTCGTCCGAAAGGCTGGGACAAGATGCTCGATTCCGGTCTCGACCCCAACGACCCAGAAACTGTCGCCCTTCATCAGGCGCTATTCCCAGAGTAATAAACAATGACAATCAGACACCGCGTGGAATACCTCGCTGCAAGTGGGCAGAGGGACTTCAACGTACCTATGCCTTACCTGTCGGCGGACCACATCAAGGTGTCCGTCAGTTCTATTCCCGCTGGGTTCGTCTGGGTAAATCCCAGTGTAATCCGCTTGGACTTCCCGGCTGCCCAAGGGGCTGCTGTGATCATCCAACGGCAAACTCCGTTATCGCCTCTGGTTGAATTTCAACCGGGGGCGGTACTCACTGAGACCGATCTAAACATCGCTACCCGGCAATCACTCTATGTGATGCAGGAAGCGCAGGAATCCCTCGGTGAACTCATCACCGACGCTAAGGTGAGACTGGGGGCAAACCTCGGGATCGTAACGGACCCTGAGGATGTTCTGGATGAGCTTACCCAGCTTGCCCTTCAGAACAACCTCCTCCTCACCTTCCAGACTAAGATCGCAGAGATCGAGCAGAACGCCCAGTCGATCATCGCTCAGTCTATTCAGGTAGGTAATCTGGGCTCAGTCCAGAGCTTGCTGCAGGCCCAAGTGTCCTCAGCTGAAACCAGCATCGCCAACATCATCACCGAGGTCGACTCTCTAGTCGGCGTGGTTGACGGTCTGGTCGACATTGGTGGTGGTGGCGGTATCGCTACCCTGATCGCCAACGAGTCAGCCCAGCGGGTTGCCGGGGATACTGCCTTAGCTACCACGCTGTCCCTTATTGGGGCTGTCTCTGGTGACAATCTGTCCTTCATTCTAGATCAGAACAAGGTACGGGTCTCCTCTACTGAAAGCCTCGCCCAACGCCTGACCGCAATCTCAGCCTCAGAAGCTGACGGTCGGGCTCTTGCCCTGTCCCAGATCACTGCAGTCAGTACCACCCTGTCGAACGAAGTCACTCGAATTGAAGGCGTCATCGCCTCCAGCTCTCTCGGCGACCGTAACGCCGCACAGGCCCTCGTAACCGCAGAAACCAATGCACGAACCGCAGCTATCACAGCTGAGTCCAATGCACGCCTCACGCTTGCCTCGCGGGTATCAACCGCTGAAGCTAGTCTAGCCAGTGAAGTCCTCACCCGGGCAGCCGCAGATACCGTTCTGACCCAGACGTTGAGCCTGATGGGTGCATCGGTAAATGGGAACACAGCCTTCCAGTTCGATCTAGCCAAGGTCCTAGTAGCCCCCGGAGAATCCCTCGGTACCCGGCTGTCTAGCATCTCGGTCGCCCAGTCGAACAACGCTGCTGCGATTATCAATGAGTCCAACGCTCGGGCCACTGCGATTGCCTCCGAGGCTTCACAGCGGGCATCCTTGGCGTCAACCGTCGGTACCCTCAGCGGTACAGTGCAGACTGAAATCTCCACCAGAACAGGCCTAACTGACTCCCTCACGACTTCAATGACCCTTCTGGGTGCGAGGTCAGGGGACGGGACAGCGTTCGACTTGAACCTGAATACCGTTCGGGTATCCCCCACGGAATCCCTATCGACACGTCTGTCTGGCATCACGGCGAGTATCAACAACGCCAACGCTGCGATTGCCAATGAGATTATCGCCCGGGCCAACGGGGATGGTACTCTGGCTCAATCCTTGAGCACGATCCAGACTACCCTCAATGGGAACACTGCGTCCATTACCTCCATTCAGTCGGTTGTCAACGGCCTGAATGCCAAGGTGGGTGTGTCGTTGAACGTCAACGGGCACATCACCGGGTGGGTAGCCAATAACAACGGCTCTCAGGGTACATTCAGGATTCTAGCGGACGTGTTCGCAATCGTGGACCCCGGTAACGGGCAACCCTTCGTACCCTTCGAGGTATCCGACGGTGTAGTCCGTGCGCCAAACCTTCTGGTAGGCAATCTGATCGCAGGCTCTGTGACGACCACAAGCCTCACTGGGAATGCCGTCAGCGACTTCCAGTACGCCGAACCCGGCGGAGCGTCTTCAGTCGGTACAAGCTGGCAAACCTACGCCTCAGTCACAATGAATCCCTCGGTTGCCCGTGGGTTCTACAAGGCTGACTGGTCCATGGGCTATCAGCTGTTCACCAACAGCCAAGCCGAAGGTGACTCCATCGAAGTCCGTATCCGGGTCAATGGAAACGTTGTCTATCAAGCCAAGGCTGGAGGCAGTCCCCCGGCGGTTTCAGCCGTGGTCTACCAAGGTGGTACCCCGTGGATTGGCGTCGACGAGATCATCGTCCCCGGCGTGGCTGCATCCTCAGCATCAGGCTTCGACATCATCCCGGTCACCGCGACTGGCACACAAACAATCACCCTCGAGTTTCGGATGGGTGTCGGTATCTCGGGAACGATTACCGACCCTCGCTTAGCCGTGGCTCACTTCAAAGCATAAGGAAGACACCATGAACAACCCTTCAGCAACTGACCAGCTCAAGTCCCTTAGTGACAGCCTCACCAAGGTACTGGTCGAGAGAGCACGTCTGAAGGACGCTCTGGAACAGAACACCCGGCAGATGGAAAGTCTGTCGGCTGCTCTGCAAGGCGTCGAGCTCGCAACCAAATCGTTCGAAGAATTAACCCGAGAGCAACCAGAGGAATAACCCATGGACGCCTTACTGGCCCAACAGATCACCGATCTAGTCGGTTACTGGCGCGAGCGCGAGGCCCAGTTCAAGGCGTGGCTCGGCGGTACCGCTACAGGCGGTCCCAACAACGATGGCAGATATCCACTCTCTGACGCTGAAGGTGTCGAGAGCTTGGTAGACTGCCCAGCAAAACTAGCGGCAACTGTCGGTGGTCCTGCGGCTCTGTCCGAGGCTGCCAAGGTTGCCGCCCTTGCGGCTGCCACTCAGGCTACCAACGCTGCCTCACAGGCTGCAGCTGACAAGAACACCACGAATTCAAACGTACTCGCTATCACCGACTTGAAGAACCTCGTGCTCGCCTACCGCGACCGGGTGCTTCAGGCGGAATCCTATGTGGAAGCAGATCGCGCCGCCGTAGAGGCTGATCGGATCGCTACCCAGTCTGCATCATCCTCAGCTGCCCAAGCTGCTCTCGATGCGGATGCCGATAGGATTGCAGCGGATACGGCAAGGGTCGATGCCCAGACTGCCCGCAATCAGGCGCAGACTGCGTTGGCTGCCTGTCAAGCTATTCAGGCTGCAATCAACCCTTCAGCATACGCCCCGGCTTCTCACACTCACACCATCGCCAATGTGACTGGTCTACAGACCGCACTGGATGGTAAGTCGAACACCGGACACACCCATGTCATCAACGACGTGACTGGCCTGCAGACGGCACTAGATGGGAAGACCAACACCGGACACACCCATACGATAGCCAATGTAACCGGGTTACAGACGGCACTAGATGGCAAGTCAAACACGGGACACACCCATGTCATCAACGACGTGACGGGTCTGCAGACTGCCTTGAATGCCAAGCTGGGCACCACTGGGTTCACTTGGTCTGCCCTCCCCGGCAAACCCTCGACGTTCGCTCCATCGGCCCACACTCATGTGATCAGTGAAGTGACTGGTCTACAGACTGCGTTGGATGGGAAGCTCAACACGAGCGGTACTGCAGCTAACTCTACTCTCTTAGCGAACGTGGCGGCATCGAGTTACCTACGTAGTGATACCTACCAATCAATCACTGGGAGGAAAGACTTCTCGTTCTCCCTAGCCGGATCAATAGGAAACGCTGGTGGAAACCTGAGTCCTCTTGAGGTTATCAACACAGCAGGCGGCCCTGCCTTCCTGACGTTCCACCGCTCGGGAAACTTCGCGACTTACCTAGGACTCGACACGGACTCCCGCCTGAAAATCGGTGGTTGGTCTAATGGAACTACGGTCCACAACATCTGGCATAACGGGAATATCCCGACAGATTCGTGGCAATCTTCCACTGACGGACAACTTCGGTTCCTATTCTCAGCCAACAGTCGGACCTTCTTCCGTTCTGGTAACGGGACCTTCGAGTTCCGGGATACTGCCGACGCTTGGCGGGTTATCCATGATGGTGACGGGACATATCTAAAAGGTGCTTCGTATATCCATGGTAACGACGGCGTCCAACGGATCGTACTCAACGGTGGTAACGGATATATCACGTCATCGTGGCAGAATCATGCCGCAGGGACCGGGATGTACTCCGAGGCTACTGGTCATTATTTCTACCCGAACGGTAACTCTGCTGGTTCTGAATGGTACCTAAGGAGTGGATCAACTGCTGGGGGTATCGCCCGTCTTTGGTTCGAAAGAGGGGATGGAGGAGGGATCCTTGGTTCTATCTCTATGCAAAACAACGGTAACGACATCGGTTTCCTACATAAGGCGGGTAACTGGCGGGCGTTGTTCTACAGTAACGGTCAGGGATATCTGTTCACTGACGCTGGTGTAAGTCGAGAGATTCTGACGAACGGAGGTATTCCGATTGGGGCGTGGTTAAAGAGTGTCGATGCGTTAGATCGTTTGTATTTCGAATCAGGCGGTGCAAGTTTTTATAAGTCAGGGAACTACCACGAGTTCAGACACTCTGACGATAACTGGTACGCTAGGTTCACCAGAGACGGTCTCCACATCCGTTCATGGGGCTACGACGGTAACGCGAACATCAGGTTCTATGAGGGAACTGGGAGTTCGATGACTTGGGAACTGGGTGTCATCTATGACGGGACCAACGACTTCGGAGTATGGAATACATCTCTAGGTCAAACCTTCCGTGTCAATAGAGACACCGGGAAGATGGACTTCAACACCTATCAAGGTCACTTGTTTAACTTCCAGACCAGAGATGGTTTGCTTCGAATGGGCGCGGAGAACACCGCGTACTGTCACTTCTACACTGACAGAAACCAGTTCTACTTCAACAAGCGGATCGAGATCGACGGGCAATCATCGCGGTACCAAGCTGGTGCCATCCCGAACCACGAAGACGTCAACAACCAATCCGCAGTTATCCGCGTTAGAACCTCAGCTCCAGCCGCAGGTGACGGCGCGAATGGCGACATCTGGCTAGTCTACTAATGCCCATGAATGTAAGGCACGCTGGTGCCATCAGAACCATCCGGTCCCTGCATGTTCGTCATGCGGGGGCCATCCGGTTTGTCCGGGAAGCTTGGGTCAAGCACGGCGGCACATGGCGTCGGTTCTTCGCTGCTCTGTCCATTGCTATGACCAACCCGGTCCGCAGTCAGTCAGTCACTGGGACCTCCACCACGGAGACCGCAGGAGCCATCACGATCACCGGGGGAACCGGGCCGTACACCTACCAGTGGACTTGGTCTTCGCAGGGGGACGGCTCGGTGGCTTACAGCAGTGTATCCGCAGCAAACCCTACGATCACCCTCAGCGTGCCTATCGCGCCTGCCTTCGACTCCTTCATCCTAACATGTACAGTAACCGATACAGCAACCGGGGCTCAGGCCTCAGGTACCATAACGGTTGACGTCGACTTTAACCCTCCTTTCTAATCATAGGAAATCCCAATGAAATCCGAAGTAACCCTTAGAGAAGCCTTCGAGGCAATCCTCGGTAAACTCGACGACATCCGCAGCATTGCTCAGGAATGTCACGAGGAGCTGAAGGATGACCCGCTGATCAACACCCTGATCGCATTCCAGTCCCTAGTTGGTCTGGCCCAGCCTGACACAGGTATGGGCACCTACATCTCAAGCCAGCCGATCAAGGCTGCAATCCAACAGCTCGAAGCCAGAGCAGGTCACGGGGTAGTCTAATGTCAGAGAAGCAAAGCCCTATCCAATCTGTGGATACCCGCTTGGGTCGCCTAGAGGGGCAGCTTGAAACCTTGGTGAGCCACTTAGGTCGCCTTGTCGATAACATCGAAGAGCGGGTAGACGTCGTAGAAGACCGCGTCAACTCCATTTACCGTCACGTTTATGTCCAATATGGTACTTTAGCGGTCTCCGCTGCGGTGGCTGCTTTGATCATCGAGAAGGTGTTCGGATGAGCGGTCGCGCACTAGAATCCGAGCTGGAGGTCATCCACGGATTGGTCGCGGAAATCCTGTCGAACGAGCTGAAAGCAGCCAAGACGGCGGAAGACCCGATCAATCCTCAGCTTCTCGAGAAGGCCATGAAGTTCCTCTCGATGAACGGTGTGACGGCTCCAGCCTCATCCAAGCGTGTCTCAGGCCTAGCCGAGCAGCTTGCCTCTCTCAACCTAGAAGATGACGAAGACGCATTCCAGTCAGCGCATCACTAAGGAAATCAAATGCAGTTAACTAACGGTTCCTCACTTATCGGCGACGTTGGGGTTCAATACCGAAACAACCATCTCGGTGCCGCCTCCGTCCACCACATCGTCGCTGCAGCTACCGCCAACCCGTCTAACGTCAAGAACTCCGCTGGACGTCTGGTTGGTTACGACCTGTCAAATATCACAGCCGCTTGGCGGTATGTGAAGCTACACAACACCACCTCAGCTCCTACGCCGGGTGTGGGCGTCGTGATGACCATCGGTATCCCACCCAACGGTAAGGCCGTAGGTAATCTAGATGGCGGGATTGGCTTCTCCACAGGGATCGGTCGAACCGTCGTAACTGGCGCTGCTGACGCGGACGCCACGGCGACGGCAGTGAACGACGTGGTCGGCGACCTGTTCTTCGCCTAATAATCACCACAGAGGGGTTTTCAGGGTTTCCGAGGTAATCCCTCAGGCCATCCCCAGAAACCCCTCTGTGACTCTCTCTGAGCCCTACAGGGCTATCCTAAGGAATCCAATGACTGAAACAGAGCTTCTCAAAGGGAGCTTCCTCAAGTTCATCTGGTATCTCTGGACCAAAGTCCTCAGGCTACCGGAACCCACTCGGGTCCAGAAAGACATCGCTCGGTTCATGGAGAACGGTCCTCGCAAGAGGTTCGTCTCAGCGTTCCGTGGTGTCGGGAAGACTTTCCTAGTGGCTGCCTACTGTGTCTGGCGGCTGTGGAATAATCCAAACCTCAAGATTGTTATCGTCTCTGCGAACGAAGACTTCGCCACTGAGATCGCGACGTTCATCAAGATGCTTATCCATGCGGACCCACTTTGGGGTGAACTGCGGACTAAGCGTAATCAGAGATCGTCAGCTCGAGCCTTCGAAGTCGGGGCTGCAGCAGACACCCCAGATAAATCACCGTCTGTCAAGGCCGTCGGTATCACAGGTCAGATCACGGGTTCTCGCTCGGATTTGCTGATCTCGGACGACGTGGAGGTTCCTAAGAACTCCGCGACTGAGTCCATGCGTGAACTATTGAAGTCCCGTACCAAAGAGTACGCGGACATTGCCAAAGTAGGCAGCGAGATCATTTACTTGGGGACTCCACAGACCCAAGAGTCGATCTATCGCGATCTACCATCCAAGGGTTATGAGGTCCGCATTTGGCCCTCCAGATACCCTGAGCCTAAGCGGATGGCTGGCTACCGGGGGACTCTAGCTCCTCTGATCATGGCCGACATAGAACGCAACCCAGACCTCTGTAAGCCAGTCGCCAGTCAACTCGGCGGGGCACCTACGGACCCCAAGCGGTTCAATGAAGAGGAACTTCTGAACCGGGAGATGGAGCACTCTGCCTCATCGTTCCTTCTGCAGTACCAGCTGGATACCTCGATGTCTGACGGGGAGAAGTACCCCCTCAAGACCAGAGACCTCATCGTCATGGGTGTTAGTCCGAAGATCGCCCCAGTTCAACTGGCTTGGGGGTCCGCTCCTGACCAGATCATCAAGGACCTATCCAACGTCGGCTTCGACGGAGATCGCTTCCACAGACCCATGTTTGTGTCCCCTGAATTCGTTCCGTACACTGGCAGTGTCATGCACATCGACCCCTCCGGTCGAGGCAAGGATGAGACCGCCTACTGCGTGACTAAGTTCTTGAATGGCTTCATCTATCTTACCCGATGGGGTGGATTCGTCGATGGCTTCGGGGATGAAACCTTGAAGGCCTTGGCAGAGATATCCAAGGAGGAAGAGGTCAACCTCATCAGCTGCGAAGACAACATGGGTGACGGTATGTTCCGTCGTCTCTTGGAGCCCGTAGTAGCCCGCATTCGACCCTGCCCGGTCGAGGGGTACAAGGTCAGTGGTCAGAAGGAAGTCCGCATCATTGCAGCCCTCCAGCCTGTCCTACGTCAACACCGCATGGTGGTCTCTCAGACTGTCGTCGAGGACGACCTCCGTGGCGAGAACTTACTCCGGAAGGGCTTCTACCAGCTCACCCACATGACTGCCCAGCGGGGAGCCCTGAAGCACGACGACCGTGTCGACGTTCTAGCCTCCGCAGCCAAACACTGGGCCGAGTATCTCAACGCAGATGCCCTCAAGGCTCTTCAGGATCACCGCAGGAAGGCCGAGGAGAAGTGGGAGAAGGAATTCTTCTCCGGAAAGTTCCCCGGCCAGAACGATCCAGCCCCCGGAAGACGCCGTATTGGCCGTCCGACAGGTCGATCCTCCAAAAACTCCCCCTTCTGATACCCTCAGGATGCCTCTGTATGCCCCAGAAATGGCCGTACAGCGGCATCCGCTGGTTCTCGGCTAGGGATACCGCCCAGAATCCAAACATAGGCCTGTACGGGCTTCTCTGAGGGATTCTCCATTGAGGTGATTCACACCCAAACAGCGTGTCCCCTGTCCTCGGACTACCCTCAGAGCCCGATAGATTCCCCAGCGGGGTCTTCAGCAACCCCTAGACATGCCCTCAGTGCCCCAGAAATGGCCGTACAGCGGGATCAGGAAGTCTCCGGCTAGGGATACCGCCCAGAAGGCCCTGATGGCTCTCCTTGGGCTTCTCTGTGGATTCTGCTGTTTGAGCCCGCCGGGTGTCCTTGGGATGTCCTTGGGTTGTCGGTGGGAGTCCTAGGGGTTCCTTAGGATATCCTGAGGATAAGATATCCTTAGTTTATCTTGTTAGTATATCCTGTTAAGGAAAGACTGAGGTAAGTCCTAAGGATATCCTTAGGTTTATCCTAAGGAATTACGTAGAAAGGCTGACGCCTTTTTCAAGACCCTCAACTGTAGAATGTACCTAAGTCTATGATCTTACGATCATAATAGACCACACATTCAAGTTGGCTTCAGGGTCCTGAGGATATCCTTAGTTTAGGATATTTCGATAATATCCCACAATGAGGATAGACCTCAGAAGGCTTCAGATCGACGTGTTAGCGATCCGAGGTTTCCTTAACACGTTCCTCAGATAGGTCCTAAATTTTGCTTCAAATATCCGAAGCCCTAAATACGCTCCGGACGAGCGGCGATTCCCCCCATGGGGTCCTCGGTCACCCACCAGACATGCCCTCAGTGCCCCAGAAATGAGGCGTGAGGGGCCTTACAGATTCTCCGGCTAGGGATACCGCCCAGAGGGTCCTAATGCCGCTCCTCGGGCTTCTCTGGGGATTCCACGGTTTTGCCCTTGGTTGGCCCCCGGGTGCGTCCGTTGGGGAGACTGGAGGATGACAGAGGGATATCCTAATGATTACTCCTGTTTTTGTATATCTTGTTTTTAATATCCTATTTGTTTAATCCTCAGTTATATCCTTAGTTAAACCTTCTGTTATACCCTTTGGGTATTCGTCTTTGATAACGTAGAAAGGCTGACGCCTTTTTCAAGACCACCAACTGCAGATTATACCTAAGTATATGATCTTACGATCATCTTCATCAACGAGGAAGGTCCTGAGGTTTATCCTTAGAGAGGGATATTATCGATATATCCCAATCAGCGGATATCCAGCTAGATATCCTTATGGAGGGTCTAAATTTTGGTAAAAATATCCGAAGCACCTAATACGCCCACAGCGCCAGAGGCTTCCCCCCATAGGGGTCTCGGTCTCGGTCGACAAGGTCTTCGACCTTGGGAACATCATTTTGACCATCCTTAGGCGTTCATCTGGCACACATTGGCGGCACATTGCATCGAATGCCATTGAATCCATTAGGTTTTGATTGCTCTATGTGTGCCATTGCCTAGGGTGACACCGGATGCCCTGTCCTATCGCCTAGGTCTATCCTATGCCCTGCCCTGCAGATGCCATGTCCTTGCTATGCCCTGCTAGTTTTGCCCTAGGTCAATCCACCGGATGCCCTGCAGATGTCCATTGGGTGTCCATTGGGTGTCCTGCAGATGCCATGCCCTAGGATGCCCTGCAGATATCCACCGGATGCCCTGCAGCAAATCACTAGGTCAATCCACCGGATGCCCTGCAGTCAATCCACCGGATGCCATGGGATGCCCTGCAGATGCCCTGCAGTTTTGCAGGTGGAATCAGGGGATTTTTTTTCGCGGGTATAATGTGAGGCCTCGAATGATGCCCTGCAGATGCCCTGCAGATATCCACCGGATGCCCTGCAGATGCCATAGTGATTTGCTGCAGATGCCCTGCAGTTTTGGCGATAAATGGGGCTCAAAAGGCCTTTTCTGCAGTTTGTGCAGAAAAATAATTTCGTTTAATATCAATAGGTAAAGCCCTAAAAATGCCTCCTTTGGGGTGATTTACTGCAAAACCCTATAGACACACAACGGGTTTGGTTCTATACATTGGACATCGAAACGGGGCGGCCACAAAACAACGGCCCAAACCGCTTCGGTCCTAACCCGCCTCCGGTTGATAAATGGGGGATACGCCTTAGTCGACGCATTGGGTCGACGGTACAGGTCAGACGGAATAGACCGTTAAGTCCATCAGTCAGGGGACCCGCACGGAAGCACCGGAAATCCGGAAAGCTCGACCCATCCCCCGGCGAAAAGGCAAGGCAACACAAAAGCAAGCCAAAATCCCTAAGCGGATTTTTTCCGCGTCATGGCACGGGTCAAGCGGTCCGTGCCATGTCCTGAGCAAATCTAGCAGTCACCATAAAGGGGAAAGACGTCGACTGGGACGCCTTCCCTATCCCCTCAATCAACTAGGAACGGAGCAATCCCCATGTCACCAATCGAAAACCTTGTCGCTAAAAGTCAGGGTGAGCTCAAGACTTATATTTGCCTCCCTGCACCATGGATGGTGAAGCGGAAAAAATGGACCCATCAGATCGACTGGACTGATGAAGAAGGATGCGAGTGCATGCTCCGCCTCCACTCACTTGAGGAAGCTGAAAGGTTCGCCCAACTTCGCCTTAAAGGCGTCGAATGGATCATCCGCAGCATCCCATCAATCAATTAGTCAACACCTCTGGAGATCACACCATGTCACTCAACATCGAAAACTTTAAGCTCGTCCGCCAGCATGTCGAAATCAACCCAGCTTTCGACATGGAGACCTACTACCACCCATGTGGCACCGCCGCCTGCATCGTTGGTTCTGCATCGGTACTCGCTCGGCAGATCAACAACCTTACCGGACCCATAGCCACGCAAGCCGTGGTCTCAGACTTCCTAGGACTGACGGATATCTACAACGAGGACTTCGATGAATTCGAATTGGCATTCCTGCAGCATGGCAAGTGGAGTCCCAATGGGATGCGCGCATCCAAGGCCGAAGCCCTCCTCTACCTCGACAAGGTCATCGAGACGGGGGACATCTTCCAGACCGTCAGCATTTACGAATTAGACGGTGCCTAGATGGCGAAGCTTATCTTCCACAATCGAGAGACCCGTCCACTCAACATCGCCGTCGAGACCGATGCTGAAAGCGTGCCCCGTATCATGGCTTGGTATGGGGCATGGGCAGCCGGAGACAAGTACGCCGTCACATTCGCAGGGAGAAACGTCCCTATCGACCAGAACGGTGAGCCATTGAACCCAATCGAGGAGCCCTAGATGCCGAAGCGCACCCGACTACGTCGACCTGATCGACACCGGAGATCGTACTCCAGTAGCTACTACCGAAAGGTCACCGACGAGCTGAGAAGTCAGCTCAACTTCACTCGAGGATGTCTGGCTCAGGTAAATTCAGAAGTCGACAAGCGAGCCAACAGCATAGCTTCCGAGCTGATGCGGAACAGATACTTGGACCTTATCGTCACGGAGATGGCCCGTGAGGCCAGTCGCATGGACTACAGACGGGTATGGGACTGGGTGATGGACAATCGCGCCCTGTGTGAGCGGCAGGGAATACACGACCTCGAAACCGCCAAGCGATTCCTCGCCTACCAAGCTGAGGACTTGAGGAGACCTCCTCAGATCGAAGTCCGATCTGTATCAGCTTTGGAACCTATCGAAATGCGAACGCTGGAGATCACGCTCCCAGCCATCCGCCAGTGTGTCACAATCAGAGAAGGTTTATAGCATGAGTGTAACAATCACCTACCACCCCGAGGGAACCCTCATGACCATCGCTATAAGCGACCGCATGCAACACCGATTGCGGGTCATCAAGCGTCGTGACGATAGCGTCGGCCACAACGGTGACGCTGACACGATTGAAGCCATGCTGGCTCAGGCAACACGTCCTTACATCAGCCCGCAGGACCCGACCAAGGTCCTCGCCAACCTCGTCCGCTATGGCTCAGTGCAGCTCAACCGGAACACCGGGGAAATCCACACGCCAGTCTTGGCGGGCAAGCTTCAGCCCGCCTGACACCCACCGCAACGGAGAAGCCGCAAGCTATACGTCCAAGATTGACGTAGCGGCTCTCTAAGTACACCGAAAGAGAACAGGAAGAGAACACCTTGGAACAGATCGCAACCTCCATCATCATAATCGGATTCGCAGTAATGGTCGTCGTCGTGGCCATCGGATTCGTCATTTGCCTGATTAACTACATCGTCAATTCCGTACTCGACGCCAAGATCAAGCGGGATACCATGTTGTACCGACGCAGGACTTACCACCTGTAACCTACTAGATTAACCCAGCTTTAACTTCGGGGTTATATCCGGCAACGGAGAAGCCCCGAGAAATTTTATCTTCCCCACTTGACGTAATCACGGAAACGCGAGTAATGATAAAAGAAAGACTCGAAGCCCCTCAACATGGGGCCTGCGCCCTAGGAGAGGACTGTCATGAATACTACCGAGACCTTAGCGAGAAAGCTGCCGCACGATGGCGCGAAGCTTTTGACCGAATGGACCGTCGCCTTGGCGTCAGTGGAAGCGACCCTGCCGGATCGGGTAACCCTTCGGCAGATGGAATTCTTTAGCGCCATCGCTCGCTCTATCACCCGTGGCCACACGGTAACCCAGCAGTTAATCTTCGATGAATTCGAAGGGACTCTGGGCCGTAGCCTCACCAAGTCTGGCGCTCTGTTCTTCGAGCCCAGCCGCACGTACCCCGCAGCTCTCGGCTGGTTAAAGCTGGTCGAGAATCCTGATGATCGCCGGGAGAAATTCGTCCAGATCACCGAGCGTGGTCGGGCTGCTCTCTTGGTTATCATCGACATCATCCGGAGACTGAAAGCATCATGAACCTGTACCAGAAGCCCAGTGGAATCTGGGTGATCGACTTCGTGAACGACGAAGGCAAGCGGGTCCGCCTGTCCACAGGTACCCGTGACGCAGCTGCTGCCAAGCGAGCTGCCCGCGAGCTTGTCTCGAAGCCTGTCCATGAGACACGGGCTGGTGGTCACAAGACTGAGCCATCCCGCACGATCACCTCGGGTACCATGAAGGACCTCTGGCGCAGGTGCTGCGTGGAAGTCTGGCCTGCCAACAAGGTGAGATCGCAGGCGACCCTGCGGTCAAACCTCCGTGTCCTCGGGTCACTCCTGATAGACACCCCAAGGGGGAAGCTTCCAGTACAGGACGCCGCCGTCGAGGAAGTATCCAACCTGAGAACCGTGGCTGACATTCAGGGTCAGCTGTTCGCTGCTGGCTATGCCCCCGGCACAGTCAAGCGCAAGATGGACACCCTGTCCCGCAGCCTACGTGCTGCCCAAGACTGGGGTATCATCCGCGATGTCCCCAAGAAACCCCCAGTCGGCCCCTCTGGTGTCCGCGAGCGTATCCTTGAGGATCACGAAGAGGCTGTCCTGTTCGACGTCCTCGCTGAGAAGATCAAGACCCAGCCTGCTGCCGATTGGTGGCGCTATCGGGCTCTCATTCGTTTCCTGCTGGACACTGGCTGCCGTCTGGGCGAAGCCCTTGCTGTGCGCCGTTCGTGGATCGAAGCGAAGCGTAAACCTGACGGGTCAAACTATCGGGTGCTAACGATACCCGCCAGTCACACCAAGGCAAACCGTTCGCGGACCCTGCCGCTGACTGACGACGTGGTGGCATCGATCAACACCCTGACTGAGCTGTCGCCTGACGACCGCCTGTTCCCCTTCAACAACGGCTTTGCGTGGTACCGTTGGGATACCCTGCGTGAAGCCATGCAGAAGCGTGGCTGCCCTATCGATGACGTCGTGCTGCATTCACTGCGGCATACCTGTCTGACCCGGCTGGCCAAGCGCCTGCCGATCCAGATCGTCAGCAAATGGGCTGGCCATGCTGACATCTCCATCACAGCTCGAGTGTACTCCCACCTGTCGGTCGATGACCTGCTCGGGGGGCTCGATGTTTTGAATAACAGTAACGCTGACATTGGAGATTCCACCATGACGGGGCTATCTGCGACTGGATAGCCACAGCCTGAGCCAGTGAGTACCTTGTTTTTACAGGGGAAAACTGGCGGAGGAGGAGGGAGCAGTCCTCTTCTGACTCATAAGGTTACACTACAAAACTGTGGGTGTGACAACGGCACACCTTCACCCTGTGCCAATCATTGTCACACCTGCCACATATCACCTGATCCCTAACCTCAACGGAGACACCTATGTTCCAACACACCCGAGACGATATCCGCCGCGAGCTGGACTTGGAAGCCGAAGGCCTCACCTTGGGGGCGCAGCGTTACCGCGCTCAGCGTCCGATGCCTTGGTCGGATGGCAACACCGCCGTGAAGGAAGAGGCCGACCTCGCACCGGGTAAGGCTCTGGTCCGCATGGCTACTGATCCTGTAGCTGAGGGGATCACCGAGTTCGTGGACCGCATCATCAACCGTGAAGGCACAGGCAAGCGCCCGGTCGCCGCGAACTACCTGTTCATGGCTGACCCAATGGCTGCCGCCCACATCACCGTGCGTCACATCCTGAACAGCGCAGTGAAACAGGAAGGGTTCCAGACCTCAGCCATCCGGCTAGGCAAGGCCATCATCCACCACATCGAGATGGTTGCCCTGTCGAAAGAAGCACCTGCCGTGTACAAGGCCTTGCTCAACAAGTCCAAGCGCAAGGGCTGGAGCCGTCAGCGTGCTGACGCCTTCGCTGACCTGATGAATGCCAACAACGTCCGCCTGTCTGTCCCTCGTGATGAGGTCATCCAGATCGGGGCTAAGTGCATGGAGATCGCGGTCGACACGACCGGGTTGTTCGAACTGGACACCCGGCCCAGCTCGCACGGTTCCAACTCCTACTTCGTCCGGACCAGTGAGGTCATGCAACGCTGGCTCGAGCAAGAGCATGGCCGCTGTGAACTCATGAGCCCGTTCCTGATGCCGATGGTGGTTCGCCCTAAACGCTGGCGCTCGCCATTCGTGGGTGGGTACCTGAAGCGCAGGCCTTCGATCAAGCTGTTCAAGTGGGTACCGAAGCAACGTCTCCGCCAGATGGAAGAGACAGCTGACCTCAGCCGCGTGTACGCTGCAGTCAATGCCATTCAAGACACACCGTGGCGGATCAACGTCCACATCCTCGACCTCATGACCCAAGTATGGGACGGCGGCGGGATGCTTGGCGGTCTACCTCCCCGGGAGGATGAGCTTCTACCCCCTCGCCCTGATCCAATCGTCGAGGACTCACCTGAGTTCCTAGCGTGGAAGGCCGAAGCATCCCGCGTGTACGCCCGTCGTACATCTGCAATGTCTGGCCGCTTGGCATTCCAGCAGAAGCTCTGGATCGCACATCGGTTTGCAGCCGAACCCGTGATCTACTTCCCACACTGCATGGACTTCCGTGGCCGTGTGTATCCCATCCCAACCAACGGGCCACACCCACAAGCTGATGACGCCGGGAAGGCTTTGCTCCAGTTTGCCGAAGGTAAACCTCTGGGTTCCCTCGGTGCATGGTGGCTGGCTGTCCACATCGCCAACCTCTTCGGTGTCGATAAGGTATCGTTCGAGGAGCGCGTACGTTGGACCATCGATAACACCCCCAAGATCGTCGACAGTGCCCTGAACCCACTTGATGGGGACAGGTTCTGGACGGCGGCAGATAGCCCTTGGTGTGCTTTGGCCGCCTGTATGGATTACGTTGGGTATATGCGTGAGGGTGAGGACTACATCTGTCACACCCCGGTAGCCCTCGACGGGTCCTGCTCTGGGCTTCAGCACTTCTCTGCCATGCTGCGCGATAGCGTGGGCGGCGGGGCTGTGAACCTGATACCTGCGGATAAACCCTCAGACCTGTACTCAGCCGTCGCTGGTCGAGCGCAGGAGCTTGTGGATGTATCCGAAGAGGCCGACCTTGCACCTTGGAAGAACGGGAAGGTAACCCGCAAGATCGCTAAGCGCCCCTGCATGACGTTCTGCTATTCAGCTACACGTTACGGCATGGTCGACATGATCCTGCAGACCCTGAACGAACTGGACGTGGATGCCCGAGCCCAAGGCAAGGGACCACATCTTGGTGGATATGATAACTACAAGGCCGCATCGGCCCTCAGTTACGTCCTCTGGGCATCTATCGGGGACGTGGTGGAAGCTGCGGCTGACGCCATGGACTGGCTCAAGTCAGTCGCCCGGGCTGCCGCGAAGGATGAACTGTCGTTGACTTGGGTCACACCGATGGGTCTTCCGGTCACTCAGGATTACCGGAAGGAAGTCCTGACGCCTGTCCGTATCCACTGGCAAGGTAAAGCCTTGACCCCTCGCCTGCGGACTGAGACGCCTGACCTCGACAAGCGCGGGCAGGTAAACGGGATCGCCCCGAACTTCGTCCACTCCATGGATGCAGCTCACCTGCAGGCTGTGGTTCTGGCTGGCCGGGGGGCTGGTCTCGAGAGCTTGGCTCTGATCCATGACTCTTTCGCTACTCACCCCTGTGACACCGAGATGCTCTCTTCTATTCTGAGAGAGACCTTGGTCGAGCAATACTCAGGCAACGTACTTGAACAGTTCCTGAAGCAAGTCGAACCGTCCCTGACCGGGGAAGCGCGCGAGCTTATCAAGCCGCTTCCATCCTACGGGACCCTTGATTTGGAGGCAGTCAAACAGAGCAGGTACGTCTTCGCATAGTCACAATAAAGGAGAAGTCGTCTAAATGTCGACACCTAAGGATTGCACCTTTCGAGAGGAACACAATGCACTCACTTTCATCTACCGCTGATCGGGCACGACACATGAGCCCAGTCCAGCCGCTGCTTCAACCGACGTTTGCGATTGCTGATCGCATGCAGAACTTGGACCCGGCGGTTCAATACAATGCCTTGATGCTGGCCGCTGTGGTTGCATCTCAGGCTCTCGGTCTCGACCCACATGAAGAGATCGAGCGCGCCTCTCGTAAGGTCGACGTAGTCGAGGGGCCATACATCGCAGAGGTTCTTGCCCTGCGCGACTACGTCTCAAACGAATTGAAAAGGAATCCAAAGTGACCCGTGCCATCCGCGCCTTGATCCTGAAGGCATGTAAGGAATACCGCCAAGACGGGGTTGTCTCCGTCGATCTACAAACCGAGCTGATGTCCGAAGGTTACGACATCAGTCAGCTTGACCGTGAAGTCGAGCGCATCACTCACTATAACGGAGACGTCTAATGTCTGACGACAAACGCCTTAAACTGAACACCCCTAAGGGTATCGCGAAGTTCCCCGCCCTGTCTCGCCCAGACACCAAGTTCGAAAAACCTTACGGTAAGTTCAAGGTGGCCCTGCGATTGAACCCTGAAGACCCCGGCGTCCAAGAGTTCGCCGACAAGATCAACGGCATCGTCCAGAGTTCCTTTGATGCTGAGATCGAGCGACTGAAGAAAGAGAAGAAGGGTGCGCTGGCAAAAGAGCTGGGCATTGAACTTCCTGTCCGTCCAGAGATCAACCCAGAGACTGGCGACGAGACTGGCTTCCTGATCGTATCGGCTTCATCGAAAGCTGGTGGCGTGAAGGACGGCAAGGAATGGAAGCGGAAGATGCCTATCTTCGACCGCTTGAAGAAGCCTGTGTCAGTCGCAGTCGGCGGCGGCAGTGAGCTGAAGCTTAACGTCAGCTTCGAAGCGTTCACCAACGCAGCCTCGAAGAAAGTAACCGGGGCGTTCCGATTGGAAGCCGTTCAGGTGCTGAAGCTCGTCACGGGTGGTGCCAAGACTGCTGACCAGTTCGGCTTCGACGAGGAAGAGGGCGATGACATCTACGACTACGATGCCAGCACGTCCGAAGCCTCCAGCGAGGGGTCCTCAGACAGCCATGACGACCTCTAAAGAGTCGATCAGGATTGTGTTCTCGGGGGAGGTTCCGCCTTCCCCGCGTCCACGTGTGATGGTCCGCGGCAAGTTCCCTACCGTCTACATGCCTTCCGAATATACCGCTTGGAAGAAACAAGTAGCGGCGTTCCTTAAGTCTGAAGTCCTCGAACAATTCACTGGAACAGGTCCAGCTTTAGAAGGCCCTGTCTATGTTCATATCTCGGTATTCATCCAGAAGCCGAAGACTTCCAAACTACAGTTCCCAAAACCAGACGTCGATAACTACGCCAAGTCTATCATGGATGCCGTCACTGATTGTGGCGCTATCTGGGATGATGACTGTCAGGTCCAACACCTGACCATCTCCAAGGAATGGGCTGGCGAAGACGACGAACCGGGGTTCATCCTCAAGGTATCGGAGCTTTAATGCGAGCGATCAACACAATCGTCGTCCACTCCTCAGCGACAAGGCCCGCTTCCCGCGTCACCATCGACACTATCGCTGGCTGGCATAGACAACGTGGCTTCAAGCAGATCGGCTATCATGACGTGATCAGCCGGGACGGCATCGTCCATAAGGGACGCCCTCTAGAACTGCCGGGTGCCCATGTTCAAGGCCACAACGCCTCCTCAATCGGTATCTGCATGATTGGCGGACTGAACGAGCAGACGGGTGCTGCCGAGAATAACTACACCCCAGCTCAATTCATGAGCCTCGCTCGGATGATTAAACAATACCGAGAGAAGTTCAAAATCCAACGCATCGTTGGGCACCGCGACTTAAGCCCTGACCTAAATCGTGACGGCAAGATCACGCCGAACGAATGGCTCAAGGAATGTCCTTGCTTCTCAGTAAAGGACTGGATGGAGACGCAGTACCCCAACCTAATTAAATAGGAGAGACAACCCGTGTCGAATAGAACCAAACCACAGATCGTCATTGATCACCTGAAGACCATTGGCCGTATCACTGATGCAACGGCCCGAGCCGCTTACGGTTCCTTCCAGCTGAACCATGCCATCTGGGCACTCAAGCACACCCGCAAATCCCTTGTCCCAGAGGGTAAAGAGATCGTGACGCTCATGCGTAAGGACGTAGCAGGCAATACCTTTGCTGAGTACCGCCTCGTCGACCGGGTTGTCGCTGATGTCCGCCGGGAACAGAAGCTGGCGGCTTAACCCCGCATGGAATCGGAATCAACATTAGTCGGGCATGAAGAATGCCCAGCATGCGGGTCGAGGGATAACCTCGCCCGCTATTCCGATGGCCATGGCTACTGCTTCGGATGCGCCCACTGGGAACCCCCAAGTGACAGCGATGGAACCCCAACAACCAAGAGGAGAGACAAGGTGGATAGCCTAAACAATACCGGGTCTTATGCCTCGATACCGAACCGAGCCCTGACAGAAGAGACGTGCCGCAGGTACGGGTACAAGATCGGTACGGACTTCAAAGATCGTCCATGCCACATCGCCCCTTACTATGACGCTTCAGGCGCTATGGTTGCCCAGAAGATACGCTTCAAAGAGAACGGGAAGAAAGCCTTCACGTTCCTCGGTGAACCCAAAAGGGCTGGCCTGTTCGGCGCTCCGCTGATGCGGGAGTCGGGCAAGATGATCGTGATCACCGAGGGTGAGATCGACGCCATGGCGGTATCCCAAGCTATGGGCAACAAGTGGCCAGTCGTCAGTATCCCCAATGGCGCTCAGGGTTCCAAGAAAGACCTGTCCCCACACATCTCCCTCCTCGAGACTTACGAGAAGGTCGTCCTCTGTTTCGACATGGATGAACCCGGTCGTAAGGCAGTAGAAGACTGTGTCCCGCTGTTCTCCCCCGGCAAAGCCTGCGTGGCTATCTTACCGGAGGGCTTCAAGGACGCCGGGGAAATGCTGGCAGCTGGCAAGGGTGGTGACCTAGTGTCCGCCATCTGGAACGCCCGCCCGTACCGCCCTGATGGTATCCGAGGGGTATCTGACCTACGTGCTGAAGCCTTGACCCCGGTTCAACTGGGGTTCGACTGGCCTTGGGCATCGCTGACCAAAGCAACCTACGGCATCCGCCGGAAGGAACTCTACGGTCTTGGTGCTGGGGTTGGCTGCGGTAAGACTGAGGTGTTCAAAGAGATCATCGTCAAGACGATCAAGGATGGTCGACCAGCTGGCGTGATCTTCCTAGAGGAACCCCCAGCGCATACCCTGAAGGTCATCGCGGGTAAGATGGTTGGACGACTGTTCCACATCCCCGGCTATGACTACACCCCGGAAGAACTCGGGGAAGCCTTGGATACGCTTGAGGGTAAACTGTGGGTGTACGATCACTTCGGTGCCAAGAGCTACGATGATATCAAACAGAGGATCATCTTCCTTGTTACCGTGATGAACTGCCGGGACATCTTCCTAGACCACCTCACTGCCCTTGTGGCTGGCGAGGAGGACGAGCGGAGAGCCTTGGACTACATCATGGCTGACCTTGCTGGACTAGCTGACAGGTACGACTTCACGCTGTACTTCATCAGCCACCTCACCACACCCGACGGTAAGCCTCACGAAGAGGGTGGCCGGGTGTTCGAGCGCCACTTCGCTGGCTCACGGGCCATCGCGCGCTGGTCCCACTTCATGTTTGCCCTTGAGCGGGACAAGCAAGCGGCGTCCAAACCAACAACCTTTCGAATTCTCAAGGATCGATACACCGGGCGCGGCACAGGCCAGACGTTCGGCCTCGGCTATGACCAAGAAAGCGGTCAGATGATCGAGGTATCACTTGAGGAAGATAACCCATTTGACGGAGAAGATGATGTATAAGTTCGGCCAGATCGTGACGGCGATTGAACATAAGGACTCTTGGTTAAAGACAGGCCGCTCGTACATGGTACTCGATTACTTCGAGCCATCCCAAGACGTTCTAGTCATTCTACGGGACGAAAGTGGAAATTCACCTCTCGGTGAAGCTGTCCGCGCACCAGCTAAGTTTGTATCGCCATCTATGTCGATCTCTGGGTGGCAAATGGCTTTGTCGTCAGCAGAGCCGATTTCAATTAACTCGACACCTAAGAAGCTGACCGCTGAAGACAGCGAAAACCCAAAGACTCAGTATGGATTAGCCAAGCCTCCAATCGCCCTCATCCCAATGACGGCATTGATCGAAGAAGCCTGCACGTTCCGCCTCGGTGCCAAAAAATACGGACCTGCCAACTGGCGGGATAAAGCCGTCCCGGCCTCAGTCTACATCAACGCCGCACTTCGACACATGCTGTCTTGGTACGACGGTCAGGACAATGACCTTGAATCCGGTGCATCGCATTTGGCTCATGCACGGGCCTGTCTGGCGATCCTGATCGACGCCAAGTGCTGCGACAAACTAATCGATGACCGACCGCCTGTCGGTAAGGGTCCTGACCTGTGCGCAGAAAGGACTGTATCAATCCCCACCTAAACGGAGAAACCCTATGAACGGAGACGAGATCGTCTGGGACATCGAGACCAATGGGTTCCTCGAAGAAATGACTACGATCCACTGCCTGAACACCATCAACGTGACGACCGGGCAGCGTCTCCGTTTCAATGGAGGCGTGTACGCTGATGGCACCCCCGCCTACCGGGACGGTACTATCGAGGAAGGCATCGCCCTTATTGAGAATAGCGGCTTATCTATCGGACATAACATCGTCCGGTTCGACATTCCCGGCGTTAGAAAACTGAACCCCAGTTTCCAACCAAAAGGGAAGATCAGAGACACCATGGTCATCTCCCGTCTTATCTGGCCCAACATGGGAGAGATCGACGCCAAAGCTATGCGTGCTAATAAACGACCGCCTTCATTTTCCGGGGCTCATGTCGGTTCACATGCCTTGAAAGCTTGGGGATTTCGCCTCGGTGACTACAAGGGAGACTTTGAAGGGCCGTTCGACCTTTTTACCCAAGAAATGGACGACTACTGCGCCCAAGACGTCGAGGTAAACCTAAAGCTATGGCAGAAGATCAAGGAAAAGAACTACTCCGAGGATGCTATTGAACTCGAAACTCGAGTTGCTGAGCTTATCTTCCTTCAAGAACAGAATGGATTTGTATTCAACATTCCTCTGGCAGAGAAGTTGACTGCCGAACTATCGCGCATCAGGGCCGAATTGGACGCCGAAGTTCGATCCTCGTTTGACCCTTGGTACTCCCCAGAACTCAAGCATGGTAAGCACGTCGTATTCTACCCGAAACGTCCAAACAAGGCCATGGGGTATGAAGTTGATGCCCCATTCACAAAGGTCAAGTTGAACGTATTCAACCCTAGCTCACGCGATCATATCTCTGAACGCATGCAGGTGTTGTTCAACTGGGAGCCTGCGGAATTCACTGAAGGTGGCAAGCCGAAGGTCGACGAAACAACTCTGGCTAGTCTGCCGTACCCCGAAGCGAAACTGCTAGTGAAGTACCTGACTGTTCAGAAGCGCCTCAGTCAGTTGGCCGAGGGCGATAACGCATGGCTCAACCGGGTGCAGCCCGATGGTCGCATCCACGGGGCGGTAAACCCGATGGGAGCAGTTACCGGACGGATGACCCACTTTAGCCCGAATGTGGCTCAGGTGCCAAAATGTGGATCACTGTGGGGTGCTGAGTGTCGAGAGCTATGGGGTCCCCGCGAAGGGTGGCTTCAGGTGGGCTGCGACGCTGAGGGCCTAGAGCTTCGAATGCTAGGTCATTATCTGTTCCGCTATGACCAAGGGGCCTACGCCTTCAGCGTCGTTGACGGGAAGAAGGAAGATGAGACCGACGTCCACAACATGAACCGAAAAGCTATCGGCATGCGGATAAGGGACAACGCAAAGACTTTCATCTCAATGGGATGACTTGAGGGAAACCTCTCGATTAAAACTGTGTGAACTCAGGGAAACTCTCTCGCAGACAATCCTGAGCCAAGCTAGATAATCCAACGCTCTCCGAAACCCGGAGAACTAATGATAAAAACCGCCCAAGCGTTACAAAAAAGGACAGGTACTCCCGATAAGTACCCTCAGAAATACTTCAAACCTAAATCGTGCCGTAAATGCGGAACTGAGTTTGAACCCCAAGCCCCTTCCCAGTTATTCTGCGGTCCGCCCTGTGCTATGCGTGCAGGTCAGGACAGATACTACCGTCGCTGCTATGGCATCGACGCAGATGAATGGGAATATATGTTCGCTAAACAGAACGGAGTTTGTTTCATATGTGAAACAGAAGGCTTCGTGATGAAGGAAGAACACAAAGCAAAGCTCATGGTGGACCACTGCCACGTCACCGGGAAGGTACGCGGACTCCTCTGCCATAACTGTAATCGAGCCTTAGGTCTATTGAAAGATAGCATTAAGGCGTTCCAACGGGCGTTGGATTATTTGGAAGGTGCAACGACTATCTCGCAAGGGAGTAGGGTCAAGTGACCCGAAGCGCACAGCCCCTTTAATAGGGTGATGATATAGTCTGGTCTTCATGGCGACATGAAGCTGCCGAAAGGCGGGGGAGGATTAACGACCCTCCTCGAACATAAACGATGCATTCTGCTACGGAGCAGGAAAATACAAGCTAGGTACCATCATCCTAGACGATATGACTGAAGCGGCAAAAGACGCTTTTTACGCCAAGTTCTCCACAAAGGAAGCACTTAACAAGGCAATCGTTCGACTAGGCGTTCGTGCCTACGAGAACATCATGCGTAACTTCCCAGCCCTAAAGAAGTTGAATGATCTCGTAGCTGCTAAGGCATCTCGGGGTTATCTGAAGGGGCTGGACGGACGGCAGATGCCTATCCGGTCCAAGCATGCCGCTCTTAACACCCTTCTCCAAGGCGGCGGCGCTGTCGTCATGAAGAAAGCTCTGGTCCTGTTCGACCAGAACATGGCTAAGGCGGGCTTCACTATGGACGTTGATTTCGCATTACTCGCCAACGTGCATGACGAGTTTCAAGTCGAGTGCAGGCCAGATATTGCCCAACAAGTAGGCGAGATTGCAGCCGAAGCAATCCGACTAGCAGGTATCGCACTTGACCTGAAATGCCCGTTGGCCGGGTCATTTGATATCGGAAGAAACTGGAAAGAGACACATTGACGCAACTGAAACCCCGACCCCGTCGGGTGAACCCGGCTGCATCCATGGTTCGTGACGCCAAGCGCAGGGCAATGAGGGATAACCTACCGTTCGATTTGACGGCAGAGGATATCACCATCCCTGAGAAATGCCCTGTGCTTGGCGTGAGGTTCGACCTCGAAGGACCTCGGACATCCGCAGATTCCCCGACGCTGGACCGGATCAAACCACACCTCGGGTACGTCAAGTCGAACGTGATCGTTATCTGCAGCAAAGCAAATAGAGCCAAGTCTGACCTGAACTCTTCGGAGCTTAGAAAGCTGGCCGCGTTCGTTGACGTCCTGTCAACCGATAAACAACCACGAGACTAACCCATGAAACTACTTCGGGACATCTTCACTGGCAAGGATAATACTACATACGACCTTGGCCGAATCTCTTGGGCTCTCTCAGTGATTTGGTTCTTGTCCGCTTCTACCTACAACATGGTGATCACCAGCACATTCGACATGATTGCTGCGGGCACCGGGCTGGGCGGCATCCTAGCCGCTGGCGGGGCTGCCCTCGCACTCAAATCAGGAGACGAACCCAATGCTAAATCTGATTAGGATGAACCCCCAAGTAGCCGCGTTCGCGGTCGGGGTTCTAGTGATCCTGACATCTACCGGAATCCTCGGTATCAAACTGGGGTACGCCGAACGCGACCTGCGTCTGGCACGGGCTGAGACAGCTCAGTGTCTATCGACCGCTTCAGCGGCCAAGATCGCTGCTGATCAACGTATGAAGAGCGCGGCCTTGGTCATCAAGGCAGCTCGAGAACAAACCAAAGTCGACACCAAGTTGGCTAACAAAATCCTAGAGATGCCCATCCCGGCTGATCCAGACGTTGTCCCAACCCTCATCGATTTGATCGAATCCGAACGAAAGGATGCACAGTAATGCGTAAACTAAGCTGGGTTCTCCCATTGGCCGTGGCGGCCTTCGCGCTGCTGCTATCTTCGTGCGGCTCCGTTCCTAAGCCTGACCCGGTGATCGTACCGTGCCGGGTAGAGATTCCTCAACAGCCTGTGTATCCCTTCGACGTCATGAAGTCGCCCGAGCAGATGCGTGCTGAGGGTCTCACAGACTTCCAGATCGCATGGGAACAGGTGACCACTCTCCTCGCCGACCGGAAGGTCCGCATCGCTTATCAGCGTGAGCTTAAGGCCGCAGCTGAATCCTGCCAGTGAGGTGCAACATGCGTAAAATCAAGAACCTCCTGACCGGGCTGGTCCTGTTCGTCTTCGGCTTCATCCTCTTGACGTTCGTCCGACTTCGCTTGTGGCTAAGTCCACCTGCGGGGTGGCGATGACTACCAGAAAGGTTATCGACCCTGAGCAGGTAAATAAACTGCTTCGATACGACAGTGAGTCAGGTAAGCTATTCTGGAGGTATCGAGACAGAAGTCTATTCAAATCACAAAGGGCGTACTCGATTTGGAATCGAAGGTACAAGGATCAAGAAGCGGGGTACCTCCACGTTTCCGGGTACATCATACTCGAGATAAATCACTCCCCGTTCAAAGCTCATCGCATTGCGTGGGTGATCCAGACTGGAACTAATCCAGAGTCCGAAATCGACCACATTGATGGGGATAGAGCCAATAACAGGTGGTCAAATCTTAGACCCGTCACTCCGGCTCAGAACAAGTGGAACTCCAAAACACGCAAGGCTCCTAACAAGACGTCACGATACAAAGGAGTCCACCTTATTAAGAAGTCGAACCTCTGGAGGGCTAAGATACAGTCAAATAGCGCGGCGACGGAACTCGGACTTTTTCAGACCGAAGAGCTGGCCGCGAAGGCCTACGACGCAGCCGCGTATAGACTCTTCGGGGAATATGCCCGCGTAAACTTTCAATGATCAGAAAGGTTAAGCAATGACCAGACTAGCTCTGATTGACGCTGATATTGTGGCTTATCAAGCAGCTTCTAAGTACCAGAACACATTTGACTTCGGAGACGGCGACCCTGTCGTCGACTTAGACATGGAAGGGGCTCAGCAGTTCTTTTCCGAGACAGTCGATTATTATATCAATCAGTCTTTCGCTGACGACTACTTGCTTTGCTTCTCCGATGACTTCCAGAACTGGAGGAAGTCTGTACTACCAACGTACAAGTCGAACCGAACTGGCGAGAGGCCAGAGCTTCTATATCCTATAAAGTCTTGGGCGTTCGACCAGTTCAAGTCTGTTAGGAAACCTACCCTAGAAGCTGATGATGTCATGGGAATCCTATCAACGGACCCCTCAGAAACCCGCGAGACAGTCATCATCTCCCTCGACAAAGACATGAAGACAATCCCCGGTCTGTTCCTTCGTCCTCGTGGTGACTTCATCATCGAAGACATCAGCGAAGAACAGGCTGACCGCTGGCATCTGATGCAGACCCTAGCCGGGGATGTGACTGATGGGTACCAAGGCTGCCACGGCATCGGCATGGGCAAGGCTGCCTACTATCTGGAAGGCCGTCTCCGCCCGGTTGCTTACTACAAGGAAATCACCCGAGGACCACGCAAGGGTGAGCAAGACCTGAAGTGGAGAGATGAGCCCGCGACGGACCCTTGGGACACCGTCGTTCGTCTCTATGAAAAGCACGGGTTCACCGAGAAAGACGCCCTGATCCAAGCCCGTGTGGCCCGCATCCTGCGGTTCGACGAGTACGTGAATGGGCGGCCAAAACTGTGGAATCCAAAAGTCTACACCTAAGGACTGAAAAGTCCCATGGTGTCTCTCCGCCAAACCTAAGGGGGCCTTCAGGATATACTGAGGATTATCTGAGGATAGTCTGAGGACCCCCTTTCCAGTTCCCCCTCCTGTGATGCGTTGCAGGAGCAACCAGCCGCTTCGGCGCTGGATAGCACCCACGGACAGCCTTCGGGTCCTCCGTGGAGTGTGCCATCTGCGCCCTCGGAATCGGTCACTGGTCTCTGAACCAAACCCCCGGGGGACTTGAGTTTACTATGCGGGTGTTCGTCGTAATGGCTAAGACACCGGACACGGGTCCGGAGAAGGCGGTTCGAATCCGTCACACCCGCACAAGCTTCGCGTCGTTCGTCTAATAAGGACAGCCGACAGATAAACGGAAGGTCTGGGTTGAAGTCCCAGCCGACGCTCCAACACCTTATAATGGTACCCCACAACCAATGCCTTACAAAGACACCACGTCTGTCGAGGTGAGAGAAAAACTGCGTCGATATAGACGTGACTGGTATGCTCGTAACAAAGAAACAGCCAAGGTCTCAGTACACGAACGCCGTGAGCTAATGCGAGCATGGTACAGGTCTAAGAAAGACGTCCTGAGCTGTGTAAAATGCGGTGAAGATCACAACGCTACCCTCGAGTTTCACCACACTGATCCATCTGAAAAAGAAATCAGCGTTGCCGACGCGATTAACCGAGGATGGTCCATAGAGCGTATCGAAACAGAAATGGCCAAGTGCGTTGTCTTATGTGCCAACTGTCATCGCAAAGAGCACAGCAAGCACTCGACATTACCTGTTTAATCCCCGCCAACCGGAGAGCAATCGATGAAACTCTACACAGCAGAAGAGCTCATTGCTCACCTCGAAAAAACCATCCCCGAACCGCTTCATGGACCCAAGGCTGACCCCGAGGTTGTCCTTTGGGATCGTGCCCAGCGGTCGCTGATCGTCAGCATCAAGCTCGAGATCGAGCGCCAACGTAAACCCAAAGGGTCAGCCTGATGTGTACCGTCAAGACTCCCAAGGTTGTTCCGGTGTCTCGAGATTCCGAGAAGCCATTGAACATCCTCCGAAACCCGTACCTAGACGGTATGGACCCAAGCAAGAAATCCAAGTCAGTCGGCTTAGGGTCTCTGAGGATTAACCGCCAGTCCGCTGGCTTCCAAGTCGGAGGCTAAGATGGCAGGACAAGATAACGCCGCAGTCTTCGGCTCCGCGTCTGCAAAGACCAGATACAATCTGGGTGCAGGTAAGCGTGATAAGACACTAGAGCGCGCACGACGCGCCTCCGAGTTGACGATTCCCGGATTGATCCCTGCAGAAGGGCAATCGGAATCCTCCTCATTCTCCCAACCATACCAATCCCTCGGTGCCCAGTGTGTAGCCAATCTGGCTTCCCGCATGGCCATCGCCCTGTTCCCTCCCGGCATCCCGTTCTTCCGCATCCAAGTCACCGAGCAGGTGGCCCAAGGACTGCAGCAAGATATCGGTGAAGTCCAGAACCTTCTGGCCCAACATGCCCGTGCTGTAACCGACCTGATGGAACGAGCTGTCGTTCGTCCTCTGGTTGTCGGCGCATTCCGCCACCTCATCGTGGCCGGGAACTGCCTAGTCCATTCCCCCGCAGGTTCACCCTCGAGACTCTACCGGATTGACCAATACGTTGTCACTCGGGCGTCTGACGGCTCGGTCATTGAGATCGTGGTCCGTGAGAGCGTACCTGTAGCCTCCCTTACCCCTGACGTCATTGCTCAGACTTCGATCAACGCATCGGAAGCTGCCAACGTCGATGTCTACACATGGGTCAAAGTCGACCCGGAATCCAAGGTTGCCTACTGGCGACAAGAGATCAACGACAAGATCGTACCTGAGAGTGAAGGTGATGAACCACTAGAGACCTGCCCTTGGCATGCCCTCAGATGGCTCGCAGTACCCGGCTCGGATTACGGTCGTAGTCACGTCACTGAGTACATCGGTGACATCACGACTCTTGAAGACCTGTACAAGTCCATGGTTGAATTCGGTGCAGCTGCGGCTCGCATCATTCACTTCGTGGAACCTAACTCCGGTATCGATGTCGAAGAGCTGAACGACGCTGAGAGCGGTGACTATATCACTGGCTACGGCGACCGGATGAAGACCCAGCAGCTCGAGAAGAGCCAAGACTGGGCTGTGCTTGAACGTCTATCTGACAAGATCGAACGTCGGGTATCTGCCGCATTCGTTCTCACCGGGACAACCGTCCGGGATGCTGAGCGGGTTACTGCGGAAGAAATCCGTATGGTCGCACAAGAGCTAGAGAATGCCCTCGGTGGCACCTACACGGCTCTTGCGGCGGAACTTCAGCTCCCCCTCGTCCGTCGCTACATGCGTCTGGCCGTGGCTGAAGGCCTCATCCCAGACATCCCCAAGAATACCACCACACCCGTCGTAGTGACAGGCTTCGATGCCCTCGGTAGAGCCCATGGTGTGAATCGTCTAAGAACGTGGGCCTCGGATTCCATCGGAATCATCGGTAACGAAGCGTTCGTGGCGACCGTCAATGTGACCGCACTCCTCATCCGTCTCGGCGAAGGCCATGGCGTGGAAGGATTGGACTCATTGATCAAATCCCCAGAACAACAGGCCCAAGAACAACAGGCCGCACAACAGCAGATGATGCTGCAGCAAGCTACCCCGGCACTAGCAGGGGCAGCCGCAGACGTCATGGCTGAACCATCAGGAGAGATTGTGTAATGTCCAAAGCCTCAACAGCCGCCGATAGCGCGGCTGAGCAGCTGGCAGCAGCAGCTGGTTCCCTCAATAACACCGCAGTAGAACCAGCAGCAGCTCCTGCGTCGTTCGTCAACCAACCCGATAACCCGACCGCGTTCCAAGTCGAAACCAAATTCGACGTCTATACCAACTCAGAAGTAGCCGACACCACTAAGGTCGTATCTGAGCTGGTTGCGACCGATCTTGGCAACGGCTTCATGGTGTACACCAACGTGGGCGTCCAAACTGACGTCAACTGGTACGACCCGGCCTCAGCTTCTGCTGAATAGGAGTAGGTATTGAGCGAGCAAGTAGATACCAGCGCCATCGACAATCTGGTCGCAAGCGGTGCCGCCCCTAGTAAGGAATACGTCGATCAAAACCAAGGCGTATCTCTCAAGGACGTGAACCCGCAGAAGGCCGAAGGTCCGAAGCGTCCTGATCATATCCCTGAGAAATTCTGGGATGCTGAGAAGGGCCAAGTCCGGATCGATGAAATGGCTAAGTCTTACTCCGAGCTGGAGAAGGGCTTCTCCTCGAAGAAACCCGAAGACAAACCTACAGATACCCCTAAGGCTGACGAACAGAAGCCTGAGGACAACAGCCTAAAGATCGAAGCTGAGAAAGCCAACCCGCTTACCCAAGCTATCGAGAAGGTGGCCACGGACTACGCCCAGAAGGGTGAGGTGGCTCCAGAAGATATTGAAGCTCTAGCTAAGCAAGGCTTACCTGAGTCGATCATCAAGACTTACCTTCAGGGCATCAAAGCCATTGAAGCTCAGACTGCATCAGAAGCCGCCCAGATCGTGGGTAGTAAGGAACAGCTCGACACGATTCGTGAGTGGGCTAAGACCAACCTGACCGATGCGGAGCTAGACTATTACAATAAAAGCGTTGACGACCCGATCAGCCGTAAGGTTGCCTTGGAGTGGCTGAACAGCAAGTACCTTGCAACCAAGCCCCGAGATGGCAAGCTCGTGAATAATCAAGGTGTCGTGAACACTGGCGTGTCTGGTGAGGTCTTCACTAACACGACCGACCTGACTGCAGCAATGAAGTCACCTCGGTACCAAACTGACCCAGCATTCCGTCAGGAAATCGCTGAGAAAATCTCCCGCTCCAAACGAGCAGGGACGTTCCAAGCTCTTGCGGAATACTACCGCGAGTAAACGGAGAGGCATTGAGGGAAGAGCCTGCGCTTGATCAGCCGAATCACCCTCACCCCCCCCCCCTGAATACCATACCTATGAG